TTCTGAGTTGGCTTGGAAACTTGTGCTCACCACCTCGAAGTTCTCGTCGAGAATACAGAGAGGATGGTTCACTGTGACACTGGCTTTCTTATTCGCCTTCTGTGTACCGCGCAAGAGAACGAGGCCAGAGAGATGGAGGTTGTCAGCCATGAGGTTTCTCATCTGATCGACTGCAACGTGCAAGTTGTAAAGCTGTCGCCCAACTCCCTTGGAACCGTGGAGTTTGCCGTTACCAACTTCGATGGTCATAAGACGCAAGAACTCGTCCATGGATTCGAACTTGTCGTAGTAAACATAGAGCTCGTCTCCGTTGCGCTCGTTGAGGATCATGTGAGTGATCTTGCCTGTAGGCTCTTTACCAAAAACGTGTGCAAGGCGTATGTCTTTTACGTCGGATGTGTAGGACAATCCAGCATTGGACTCGTACACTTCATCAGCATTCTCGCGCTCCTTACCATCCGATACAGTGTCACGATTGCTTGGCTGAGCGTCATTGATCGCCTTGATAATGTTCTGGACGTTCCACCCCGTTTGCGCTGCGACTTCTGGATTAGAAATCTTAGCTGCCATGTCATGAATATGCTTGATGTCAAGCATCGCCCACATCTCCGTTTCCTCAGGGTTCTGAGATGAATTAGGAGGGAAGAGTGCTTGATCTCCGCGCAGGAATACTGGCCTCCAATCATAAAGATCGGGTAGTGCTACAGCAGCGTAGCCATACACAAGGTCTTCTAGTGCAAGAAGATACTCGAAGTTCTTCCAGCCATTCCAACGTCGTAGTGTGCTTGTAAAAATTTTAGCGAACGTGTCTTTCTTCTCATCTGCTCCCGGACCCTCAACATTGGAGAGACGAGATTCTGTGAGCACGCGAGCGGAGTCAATCAAAGAAATATAGTGCGGAAGGATTCGCTTGACATGACTCATCATGAAGCCAGTGCTGTAGTTTTTCCTCCATCCCTGACCAGCTGCCTGAAGCTTAGACTGTTCGAAGGGTTGCTCACCATTTAACTTGCGAGTGATGCGAGCGTTCTTTTTGTTGCGCTCCTCATTTTGTTTGACAAGATTTTTATAAATCTCAAATGCTTGCTTGGAATCCTTAATAGCGCGAGCAATCGTGCGTGTTCCCTGATCAACTGTTTCTTCTGTCATACTTTTGATTTCCATTTTGGAGGTTGAGCTGGACACGCTTCGTCCGCGAACCTTACTTTAATTTCTACAAAACACAAGCACAAATCACATTGCCCGTCCTCGTAGTGCTCGCATAAGAGACATTTTTTTAACCTGTTCGCGCGAACGGCATCGCTGACAAACATTTTTGCAAAGCCAAGCGTGCAGATTGTCCAGCACTTTTTTCCTATAGCTCGGATTGCGTTGGTGAACATTCTTGGGGCTAACTTCATTCATTGCTCCATCCAACAATTTGATGGGACTTTGTGATGTGTCTTGTTATTCTTGATCCACACAGCCGTGCGATTGTCGTGTTTAGTGACTTGACACTGATGCAATTTTGAATGTTGAGACACATCACGATTCTGGCGTATCACCGCGAGCAGTCTTTTAGCATGGCCTACGCAAGTAGCGCAAGCATTTTCCCAAGCGATATTACAAGAACAATTTCTACAAATCTCAGCGCGTCGGTTGGCCTCTGTATCCGTAGAGAACTCATGGCCATGCCCATACATGTCATTCGCGTACTTCATGACGCTATCAATCATTTTGGACGGAGAGACGTTCAGCGGTACTGGATTTCCAAGCGTGGCGTGACAGGAGCGCGGATACTTGCTGCACACATAGTTCTCGATGTCAACCACCACATCTCCCACGGGAATCTTATTATTGAGACGATGCTGGATGAGTGCCTCTGCCAAATCCTCGAAGGTATCGGCGCGTACAATAAAACTTCCTTGTGGATAGTGCCAGCCATTAGGCATGACCATCCCTGTGATGATTTTAGTTTTTCTCATGACGCTTGATAGCTTCGTCAATGTCGCCAATGGTCAAAATCTTTTCGGCTTCCGTATCCGTGATCTCCACCTGAAACTCATCTTCTATCTTGATAATCATCTCGATCTTTCCAAGAGAATCAATGAGCAAGTCCTTTTCAAGATCAGTCTCTGGTTTGAACTCCACTCCCTTTTGATAGGCAGTATCGCGCACAATGTTCATGATACGTTCTCTGGTTTCCATAATTTGCTTTTATGTTAAAAAGTCAATGAAGTCAACATTATCCACAATGCTTGGCTGATCTTCCATCTTGAGCCTTGCCTCTCCCGTGTTCTCAATCATGAAGGCCATGAACTCGCTGCGCATTCTGACAAGGTGCACAGCTAACATAAGAGAGTCACCACGATCAGGGCTTTCACCTTCTCGACTCTTGTAATCTTTCTTGGACTCCAAGCGCAGCCTACCAGATTTTGGGCGTGCCTTACGTTTGCTCAAATGTTTCTTGAGCTTGGAGAGGTCAACGCCTCCGGGGGAAATCTTGAGATAGTGGAACTCCATGAATTTTCGCACGGAGTACATCATCTCTGTGATGATACCATCATACTGATCGGAGGCCACGTCCTGAGAGTCTTCCATGATTTTCAGGTCTGTAGCCTTCTCAGAGAAGTTAATCCCAACGACCTGATCTCCAAACTTTTTGAGCAGCCAGTCATGAATGCCCTCTCCTATACCCGTACGGTCAACGGCCAGCCATTTGTTCTCGATGCTCAGATTGTCGCAAGCATCTTTGATACGCTCACCCACTTGGAATGTATCTCCCTTATGGATAGACATTTGCGAAAGTACCTGAATCCCATATCGTTCTTTATCGAATTTGAATTCTTTGCCCTCTTTGTCGGTATAACCTGAGACTAGGCCCACCCTACCTACTGTCATAGGGATTTCGTCTCCACCCTCTAATGCGAGGTCAACACCAGCCAAGAAGACGCTTCGGCCTGTGAAGTTGAATTCTCCGATAGACCTGTCGATATAATCTGATGGTAGGGCATTGACTGTGATAAGGCTTGCGGGAGGGTACATGCCACGGCACATGGTATAGAACGTGGCTGACTCTGATCCATGATTGGAGAGAATCTGCTGGTATCCTTCGTAGGTTTGGAAGCCGGGGTAGATGACTTTCTTCTGGACGACATTCTCGAACTTCGACGCATCCAGACGCAGGACATCCCAACCCATATCTGAAATCCAATCATCTTCCTCAAAGTCAAGAGCAGCCTCCCATCCCTGCACGGGTCTGGCTCGATTGGCAAACTCGGATGTATTGTCCTCTGGGTTGGTGGCTCCGAATACCTTGACGTGTTCGTTATCGAAGGTAGGGAGCAACATGTTGTCGATGTCCTTCCAGATGCCTTCAGGAATGAACTCGGCTTCATCCAAGAGAAGCCTGAGTCGGGAGATGTCACCGAACTTCTTGTGAGGATTCTTCCTAGGCCACGGCGGGAAACCTCGGACTACACCCTCTCCATTACCTACCTTGGACACAGATACCACAGAAATTGAGGCTCGCTTGTTATTCTCCTGAATCTGCAGTGCACCCGACAATTCGATCCCCTCCATGGGAATAATGGAATCTTGGTGCAATGACAGGATGTGGGCGAACAGATTGGAAGAGGCGTGAGCTTTGGAAGCTGAGATAATCTTGACGGATGTGTAGTACGGATCACGAATCCAGTCGAGGTAGTTCCACACACCAAACGTATAGGACTTGCCTAATTTACCTGAGCCTAGGACGAGAAGCTTTTTCGATCGTGGAATAGCATCCCACACGGTCTTTACGCATGAGGGCTCTACCGTGAACTTCTGCGGGCCCCATAGAAACTTGGCGACAGTGGCGTACTTCTCTCCCTCCAACAAAGTCCTGACAAACGATCTCCAAAAGAAAATCGCATTGTCTGGTCGGAGTTGGTAGTTGATGTTCTGCTCGGAGATTGCAAGCGCAGCTGCGTCATAGTGCCCTGTTTCAGCACTGGACAGGATGATCTTCCGATAAGTCTCTAGGTGTTGCGGTGTCATTTCTCAAACTTAAATCCACACTTTGGGCATTGCATCTCCGGATCGCTGATAGAAGGGATACACTCATCTGGCACGTCGGCAGCGGAAGTCATCAACATCTCAAGCTTCTCGTCTGTAATACCCAGCATGGCGAGATCGAAGCTTCCATCATCTATATCCTCTACGATGTCCATGATCTCCTTCCTTTCGAGATTGGCTAAATCCTGAATGGCGTTGTCGGCCACCAAGAAGGCCAGTTCCTCGGCCTCGGACTCAAAATCCTGATAGGACACAGGAACTTCGTGCATACCCAACTTGAGGGCAGCTTCTACCCTACCATGGCCTGATACAATGCAGTTCGATCTATTGGACACGATGATAGGAGTACGGAATCCCGTGCCCTTGATCATAGTCATGAGTAATTCGATTTGCTCTTGAGGATGTTTATTTGGGTTACGCGGGTGGGACTTTAACTTCACAGGGTCCACGCGCACAATTTGCGTCAGCTTCAAATCCATGGACCACTTATATCTCAAAACCAAAAGAAAGTCTATTGACATTTTTACGCACCCATGCG